TTGCTGAAATTACTGATCACGATATGATGATCTTCGATGGAGGTTATCAGTCCGTTACCACAAAATCTCGTCTCAATGCACTTTGTGATGAATTTTGTATTGCCGGAGAAGGAGTCTTTCAGAAAGATTTCGCCTGGTATGTGAGAAAGTTTGTAGGGGCAATTAACGGACAATCTAAGTTCGTTACCGAAACTTTCAACAACGGTTACATCTTTGCCTGACGTAATCATAGAGGGGTTTCTAATCCTTTCCCCTCTATAATCACCTCACTCATTCTTATCACTCTCATCATGAAAACTGTCCTTATCGTCATCATTGGTATTCTACTTTGGCAGTCTACTGATGCCAGACAATTCACTGCTGATGCATTAGATACGATGAGTGAAATCATCGAACCTGATGTAAGTCTTAATCGTTCAATCCGTCAAAGAATTGATAGTTTCCTAGATTGAATCTATCAGTCCTAAGTAAGACTTAAAACTGCTTTATTTCGTGTCCTTTCTTAACACTTTCGTCATGTCCAAAACTGAGTTGTTTGATCTGCTTGATTCCTGCAATTCCGGTCGGGAAATTGAACTTATTCTCGATGCGATTAGTGAACTTTATTGATAGTCTTTATATGTAACTTTCCGTCCTAAGTAAGACATTAAACTGCTTAGTTGTTAGTGGGTAAGTGATACTGAGGGGCACCTGATTAGTGCCCCTTTTTTGTATCAACTTATACACAAAGTATTAAAAAATCGATTTAAAATGGTATTATAAATATACTTTCGTTTTTTATAGTAAGAGTTACTGTGTGGTATATCTGTGGTTGCTGCGTAGTATCTGTGGAGGATATTTGTGTTGATTTTAATGTGCTCAGGTCTTGTGATCTAAGCGAGCAGTCTATCACACTCTCGCAGAAAAGTCAAGGAGGCGGCGATAAGTTTTTCTGAGGATTGACAACGCAAAAATATCAGAATTCCTCATAAATAAACACTGGATGATTGACAATATTTCTCACCTAGTCTATACTGTATCAGTAACACTCACAGGGGTCCAATCATGTCAGTTGTTTATCATCAAGCACAAAGGCAAAAGTATCGCATCACCCTTGAATTGGATGTGATGGAAGACTTCAATCCACATAATATGAATTGGGATGAACTCTTTGATCTGGGCGGTGATGAACACTGTGAAGTATATGTGGAGGATCTGAGTAATCCTGTCAGGTGGTAGAGTAAGCATCACATAGTGGTGTGGCACTAAGTAACACATAGTGGGGGGAGGATGATACTAATTGTCCCCCCTAAAGTGTTGTAACTATGTAAGCACTACTCACAACTCTATGACCACCACATTTCAGACAGATCTCACCGACACCACATACAATGGTTGGACAAATTATGAGACCTGGAATGTAGCACTCTGGATCAACAATGATGAGGGTCTTTATCACTTAGCACAAGAGGCAGGTGATTATCAGACTTTCAAAGATGCACTTGAAGGATGCATCACCGATGACACTTATCAGACTCTCGATGGTGTTAAATGGGATGATCCTAAAGTTAACATTGTCGAGATCAATGAGGATGTCTTCGATTTCTAATAGCAGCGGGGCAGTTGTTGACACTCTGCCCCAAATCTGCTAAAATTAGATATCACTCTGAAACAGCAGTTGTTGCGGTTCGTTGTTATTATGCGCGGGGCGCGATGCCGTATATAAAAACGCTTAACTACCCTAACCTACAGAGGTGACAATTCGCGAGTGATATATAATTCAACTTTCGATTTCATTAATAGGAAAAAAATTTCCCCCAAAAAATTTTTATGGAAAAGGTCTATCACATCTATGCCAAGGAAGAGTGTTTATACAATAATCTAACAGAGACACAGTTTACGAATACATGGGAAACCCTCAAGGGAATGGTTGGTCTAATGAAGACTGATTATGAACTTGAGGATTTATCGTATGAGGAAGTATATCGCCACCATGGAGGTTCGGGAAACTCCAACGAACCACCTGGGTGTGATTCATATTGACTTTATACATACTACACGTTATAATTGATCTGAAGGTTAATTCAAACTATGGCTAAAGGATTCACTGTTAAAGCAAAAGCGCCCACGAAGAAGAAAGAAGAAGAGTGGGATATTCCAGCAATCAAAGAAAGGATGAAGGGCAAGACGATTGTCTTCTGTTTGCCCGGTCGAGGTACTTCATATGTTTTTCTGAAGAACTTTGTACAACTCTGTTTTGATATGGTACAAAGTGGTCTGAGTATTCAGATCAGTCAAGACTATTCGTCTATGGTAAACTTTGCTCGTTGTAAGGTTCTTGGAGCAAACGTACTGCGTGGTCCTAAGCAGATTCCTTGGGATGGTAAGTTGCAGTATGACTACCAACTCTGGATTGACTCGGATATTGTCTTCGACACAAATAAGTTCTGGCAACTTTGTGATCTTGCCTTCCCTGCTGATGGTGAAGAGAAAGAGATCGTTGCAGGATGGTATGCTACAGAGGATGGCACGACTACCTCAGTAGCACATTGGTTGGAAGAAGATGATTTCCGCAACAATGGTGGAGTGATGAATCATGAAACTGTTGAGTCAATCTCGAAACGTCGCAAACCATTCACCGTGGACTACACAGGTTTTGGATGGGTACTGATCAAGAAGGGCGTCTTTGAGAATCTTGAGTATCCTTGGTTTGCTCCTAAGATGCAAGTCTTTGAATCTGGTGCTGTTCAGGATATGTGCGGAGAAGACGTATCATTCTGTCTTGATGCTAAGGAAGAGGGTTATGACATCTGGTGCGACCCTCGGATTCGTGTTGGTCACGAAAAAACTCGTATTATCTGACCGCGTTGCTCGGTACAAATCACAAGGAGATTAATTATGGCAGCTATGAAAGGTGGCGGTTACATTGTAGGTAAACCGAAAAAAACTCGTCAAGGAGAGGGGAAGCACACTAAATTGTCCGCGACCTCTCGTAATGGAGCAAAGAAAAGGTATAAAGGACAAGGTAAATAGATAGTAAGACTTGTGAAGTTTTTCTATGCCTTGTTTGATTGCTAATCTTCCATCTCAGGAAGTATGGGTTCGTAAGGAATATCTTACTGACCATCAAAGTGGACACGGTGAATTCGTAAAGGGCGTCTGGGTATCGGTTAAATCGATCCCTGGGCGTGCTTTTTATTTTGAGACGTATTTACCGGAATATGCGGCAATGTATGATAAATTGCCAATTAGTGCTTTTGTATCCGAACCAGTAAAACCAACTCCTGATCTAACGTTACATAACTTGCAGTTTTGGAACTGTATGGACTACGGTGTAACTGTGGTTCAAAAGCAGTTTATCGGTTCTATGCATTATGAAGTGTATACACGCGATTTTGGAACACAAACCGGAACTTATATCTGTACAATTGATAACTATCACCAAGATCCTGACGCAATTGACTATGCGACCAGTGAAAACCCGTCAGAACACAAGTCACATAACCTAATTGAACTTGATAATGGTCAATTCTGCCTCTATCCTAACAACAGGACGCGCATTTTTGACAACTCACTGACTCCAGAAACGCCAAAAATCCCAGATTTCAAGGTTTCGACCGTATATTACCAAGTTGAGAATGGTCATGATCGCGATGGACTCGGAAATGATGAGAATTATTTCTGGAAAACAGCAAAAGAACGCAAAAATAACGAAAATTTACCCGAATTTTAAGAAAATGACCGATTTTTTAGACAATCTGGGCAATCATCAACACCAAAAGATGCTTCGTGAGATCTCAAACGACGATAAAACGCCAAAAAAACGTGATTCTTTGAAGGAAACTGAGATTTTTGAAAACGAGGAGGAATATACAGTGCTGCCTCCACAAACTTTGAATGAATTTTGATTTATACCTTAATAAATAAGATATAATCGCTGTATTTTTGTGCCTCTAGAAAGGGTAAGTCAAGGTTTTAAAGACGTTAGCATGTCATTTCTGAGTAATCCTCTGAATGACGACTTAATTGCGCTTAAAAATGAGCAAGCAATTGCTCGTTCGATTAGAAATATCGTCTTTACCTTTCCTGGAGAAAAGTTTTTTGATGAAACTTTCGGATCAGATGTCTCTAGATCACTCTTTGAAAATATTGATGATCTTTCTGCT